ACTATCACAATGCCAATCATAATATTGGTTTAATTTATATTTTGTAAACTGACAAGATTCACTTCTCTCCCAATCAAAATTCCAACCAGCATTTCTATTTGCTTCGTGCACATACGGGTGTAATTCTTTATATATCCAAGTATCATTCAACCATACTAAATCAGATTTTCTTTTTCTTTGTAGATTTTTAACTTCTTCCTTATTTAATTTTTTATCACCATATCCACCAGTTCTAGCCATTTCTTCTTTTTGTGAATTAGCATAAGCTATTACATCATCACAAAATTTAGGTGTTAGCACACCACTAAAATACCAATAATAGTTAGATATATTCATACGAAATATTTAGTATAAAGTTTAAATTTTCTTCTTGTTTATTAGTTATGTAATGTAAGTTTGTTGAAGGAAACATAATAAATTTATTATTTGATAGTGGTATATCCCAAGATCTACCTTTCCTTCTATTGTCATCATAAAAAATTTTAACAAAACAATCTTTTACGTGAACACCATAAAGTAAAATATAATCTGGAGAATTACGTAGATCAACTGGATCAACTTGTAAAAAAGGAGTTGAAGTTTCTTTTGGTTTAAAAATATGACCTGTAGTTTGTTTACTAACTAAATTTATGTGAAAATTTAAATTAATGTGTTCTGTAATATATGTATTTAACATATCCCAGTTTCTTGAAAAAGGAAACTGTGTTTCATTTATATTTGTTTTTAGAATATCTTGTGATAATTGTTCTCTATCAATATCCCAATCTCTAGGCATATCTACATCACCAAAAAAAATAGACTGTTCAGTTAAAAGTATTTTTTGCATGCCACCAACATGATAAATATATTAAGCTAATTCGTTTGTCAAATCCCAACTTTGGTTTTCTTCATTCCACTTATAATACCAACTATGAGTAGCTGGAGTGTTTTCATCAGGTGGTGTATTCTGTTGTTCTTGTTCTTCTGTCAAAGCAGGTGCAGCACCTATTGGTGATTGCCAATCTGCAATTGTTGTATCTTTTACCCAAGATGGATAAGGTTTTTGAGGCCAAAAAATATTATTGTCTTCGTCCCATTCATAACCTATACCTGCGTAATTACCTCTAAATGCTTTTGAGTTATCACCAGAGTTATGTGTATTATTTGATGTGTTGTAAGAAGTTTGAATCCACATTTGTGCAGGCCAATTATTATGTGTTTCTAGGTATTGTTGACCTACTGATTCGTCTTCAACACCATCCGCATTAAGCATATCTTTATTATCAAGTGTTAATACTTGAATAACTTTTCCATTAGCTCCGAGTTTTGCAAAGTGTGCCATAATTATCTCCTATTATATATTATAAATTTTGTTCATTCAACTATTGAAATTTATATTTAATAACAACAATTCCTGAACCTCCACCTGCTGATCTACCAGTTGGTGCACCACCAGCTCCGCCACCACTATTTGCTGTTCCTCCAGTTCCACCACCACATGAATTAGAATCTCCATTACCACCTCCACCTACTCCGCCAGCAATTGGAGGTAAAGGAGATAGACCACCTGAAGGATATCTAAATCCACTTCCACCACCAGCAAAAAATCCAGCGTCAGGGCCTGGTAAATAAAAAGGTTGTGAAGGACCAAAGATAGATGTTACAGGAGATCCTGCGCCACCTGCACCTGCTGTTGAGGGACTTCCATTACCACCAACTGCAGCAGCACCTCCTCCTCCACCAGCGTTCATAGTATCCAAAGCATTTCCTGGACTTCCGTTTCCACCGTTGTTACCTTGAGATGGACTAACAGAAGGTGTATTACCTGAACCTCCTGGAGCAGAACCACTACCCCCACCAACTGAATATCTTGCACCACCTCCGCCACCAGATCCACCAGGTTGACCTTGTTCAGGCCCTGGAGCATTTCCACTACCAGTCCATCCTGCTCCACCTCCGCCACCACCAGCTGATGTTATAGAATTAAAAACTGAGTTAGATCCATTTGCTCCTGCTACACCTGTCGTAGTTCCAGTTGCACCACCTGCACCAATAGTTACTGGATATCCTGTTGCAGATACAGGAGAGGAAGTTGAAGTTCGTAAACCTCCAGCACCACCTCCGCCTCCTCCTGAAGCTTGTTGTCCTCCACCTCCACCTGCAACTACCATAAAACAAATATTGTTTGGTCCACCAAGTGGATTTCCTAATGCTGATACACAAAAAGTACCAGGGCCTGTAAAAGCATGATACTTAAAATTTCCACAAGTTGTTACTGAGTTTCCTCCAGTTGCTTGAATGAATGTAGGTTGAGGTGCATCTGATTGAGCACCTTCTTGAACGACTAACCATCCTTTTGTAGCATCAACATAAACAAGAGTAATTGAAGTTCCCTCAGTTGATAAAACAACATCACTAGCTGATCCACCTATGTTAGATCCATTTCTTGCAATTGTTAAATTATTAGTATCAAAAGTGTTTGCATAATCTTTTACAGCTACGATATCCCCAGCGTTGGGTGACGCAGGTAGTGTAAGTGTCAAAGCTCCTGAAGTTGTATTCATAAAATAACCTCTTCCAGCTGTTGCACCTAAATTACCAGTTTGTGCGGTTGTTTCCCATCTAACTGTACCTATACCACCAGAAAATCCTGCACCTGTTCCTAATTTTATAAAATCATTATTAGCACCTAAAGTTATGTTTGCTCCACATTGATTAATTATATTTCCACCATCAGCAGCTTTATAATCGTTAGATCTAATATCGTTTCCAGCAACAGTAACTGTATCACCAGCAGCTCCAATAGTGTTAGCAGTTCCACATTGACTTACAATTACACCACCGTCAGGTGCCTTTAATGCACTTGATTTTAAATCACCGTTTACTGTTACTGGAACACCTGCTGATACGGATACTGAATCTCCAGAATCCCCAACAGTTACTGTTCCACAATTTGTTCTCGGTGTTAATTTATTTACTTTTAATTCACTCATAATTTATCTATTTAAATTTATACCTTATTATAACTATTCCGCTTCCACCAGTGCCTGTCATGTCAGTATTAGGTGTTGTTCCTGTTCCACCAGCACCGCCTCCTGTATTAGCTGTTCCTGCTTGACCAGGATTACCACCATTTCCACCTCCGCCAACTCCACCAGGTTGTCCACCTGCAGGGTTTCCATAACCACCGCCTCCACCAGCATATGCTACTGGAGAACCTGTAATATGAGTAGTAGCTCCTGCTCCACCAGTACCAGCGTTTCCAGGACTTGCACCAGCAGTTCCCGCAGCTGTTGCACCGCCTCCAGCACCTGATCTACCTGGAGATGCTCCAGCACCTCCGTTATTACCTTGTGGAGGAGAAACAGGAGGAGTATTGCCGCTTCCTATTTCAGGGCCTCCATCTCCTGCACCACCTCCTGAACCACCAGGGTGCCCTCCTCTTTGTGAATTACTAGGGTCAGCAGTATTAGAATAGTGTCCTCCTCCACCACCACCAGAAGAAGTAAATGAAGAAAAAACTGAATTAGATCCATCTTGGGCTGGGTTAGCAGGTGCTGATGGTGTCGCTTTAGCTCCTCCTGCCCCTACTGTAATTGGATAACCTTGAGCTGTAACAGTGTGTCCTGTCGTAACCAAAGGGCTTGCTGTATATGGAGTTACAGGATTTGTTCTGCCTTCTCTAAACCCACCAGCTCCTGCTCCGCCTCCAAAACTTCTTCCAGTTCCACCACCGCCTGCTACAACCAAATAACCAACAGCATTATTAGCACTACAATCCGCTACTTGTGTAACAGTAAAAGTACCTGGCCCTGTAAATGTGTGAACTTTACAATTACCAGAAGTGGTAATTGTGCCACCTGTGGCTGTTATAAATTTTTCGGATAATCCATCTCCACTTTGAGATCCTGTAAATACAACTCTCCAACCTTGAGTTCCATCTACATAAATAAATTGTGCTGTTACATTATCTTTACTTAAAACAAAATCTGATGCTGCTCCATTTATATTTGATGAGTTTCTACCAACAGTAATTGCGTTAGTCCCAAAATTTCCTGAATAATCTGAAATAGCTACTACGTTTCCTGCACTTGGTGAGGCAGGTAAAGTTATTGTAAATGCCGAACCTGTTGTGTCAGCAAAATAACCAACACCACTTGTTGCTGTAAAACCTGTTGTTACTTTTGTAGTATTCCAAGATACTTCGCCTGTAGAACCAAATCCTGCTGCAGTTCCTAAATTAGAAATAGTTGCACCTGACGGAATCGTTACCGTATCACCAGAAGCACCCATCGTAATTGTAGTTCCACATTTAGTAAAATAAGCATTACCACTTGTATCTTGAATAGTGTTTGCTTTGTAAACTTGTGCAGTAACAGTATGTGTTGAACCACATCTAGAGATAACTGCGTTATCGTCTTGGTCTGTTATATTATCTACTTTTATTTTACTTGCCATTTTTTACTCCTGGAACCTATATCTTATTACTACAACACCACTACCACCTGATCCACCTCCACGGTTTCCCATACCTCCAGCTCCACCACCGCCACCGCCAGTATTACCTGAACCTGAACCTACACCACCTCCTGGACCTACACCACCACCGCCACCACCTGATCCTCCTGATGTGCCACCCATATGAGATCCAGCTCCACCGCCACCACCTAATGTGACTGATGAACCTGTTATACTATTTGATTTTCCGTTTCCACCAGGGCCTCCGACACCACTTGATGGACTAGGACTACCGCCTTGGTTTGCTCCACCACCGCCACCGCCAGCAGAACCACCTCCACCACCTCGGCCATTTCCTCCTGAATTACCTTGAGGTGGACTTACTGGTGGATTATTTCCTCCACCACCTGGTTGTCCCCCACCTCCATCGGAACCACCGCCTCCACCACCAGAGCCACCAGAACCACCGTTTTGACCTG